TTAAATCCTAAAAGATCTAAACCTTGTATGTAAGATTGTTCCCAATCTTTTCTTGATGTTTTGTATTCTTTGTAATTCCCAACTAGTTCTAAACCAATTGGTTTTAAAACGTCTTCTGGTAATAATTCTGCTAGATTATCAAAGTGTCCTGGCTGACCTTCGATATTTACTTTGCTTGGATCAAAGTTAACTTCAACGCTTCCATCTTCATTAGGTGTGACCTCGACTCCAGGATCTTGGGCCTCAACAGCTTTCTCCTGTTCGATTTCTATTTCTTCTTGAGGATCAACCTCTATTGATGTTTTTACGTTTGGTAACGACTTGTCTATATCTGCCATTTATATTCTCCGGGTTTGTTATCTTAACCTGTTTTAAGGGAACATTCAACCCTTGTGGGTTAGGCCCTCTTTTAGGCGGTATTGTTCTAGTTAGCTTTTTCATTTTTTATAAACTCTAATAATTCTTCTACATTAAGATCTTCAACCTCTTTCATTTTACCATCTACATCAGGAAATACGCTACCCTCATTGTATTCTTCAGGATCTCTAAGAGTTGTTTGACTATCAGGATCTGCATCAGTTCTTGCTGGTCTATATTCAAGTACATCTTGTGATGCAATTCCCTCTTCTACATTATCTCCAGATCTAATTGCACCAGTATTAGTTTTTTCAATTCTAATCTCTCCTGTAGCAAGGTCTTCATATAAGTCGTAACCTTTATATGAATATACATTTTGTAAATTTTGAGTGGCTTCTTTTTTTGTTATATCAAGACCTTTCTTTTTAATTATCTCAACTAGATCAAAAAAGTATGGTGGTGCTCCACCAGCAGCAACCTCTGTTGCTTTCTCGGCAACCTTTGCAGTCTGTGCTACTTCATCTCCAAAACCTAACAGCTTTGCTAAAACTACAGTTGCACCCGCACCTGTTGCCTGTAAAAATTCTCGCCTGTTCATGCCTTGTGTTTCTAATACTTTGTCAACCTCTTTTATTAAAAGTTTTTGAGTTACGTCATTAACTGGTAAATTATTTTTCTTTGCATACGCTCTTAACAATTTAAGACCAGGGAATATCGGAGCAATAACCTCAGCTCCAAGACCAACTGTGTCTGCAAAAACTTTTGGACCAACAGTAGAACCTCTTTCAATCTGTTTCTGTTCTTCTTTTTTAATTAATTTATCAAGACCAATAAATTTTTCTGTTGCTGTTGGTGTTATGTTTTCTAAAAATTCTGAAAATATTCCTGTGCCTTTGATATTAGACGGTAGTATATCTTCGTAGTCCTGAACATAATTATTGCCAGTGCCTGTAATTTTAAATGCAGGTTTTTGTATAAGATCTGAAATTAATTTTCCTGTTGCGGGTAATATTCTTGTAGCAAACTCACCAATACGAACACCTGATCTTGCTAACACATCTGCATAATATGGATAGTTTCTTGGATCGATAATGTCATTAAACACCTCGATCGGATTCATAGTCTCTTTGTATGTCTGCATTTTTGGTAACTCCGCATCTGGATTTGTTAAAAAATATTCTAGTTCTGCCGCAAAGTTTTCATCTGCCCCTGCTGCGCCACCGTTACCAAAGTTAGATCTTGGTAGTGGAGTAATGTTAACACCACCACCTGATGCTTTACTTATTTTTCCTAAACCTTCTCTTTCTGCCATTCCCTTAACTTCAGCCGTGCCAAATTCTAATTTTTCAATAAACTCATCAATAATTTCTGGAGAAAAATTTGCACCTTCTGGTCCGTAAAACTCTCTTAATTGTTCTATTTTTTGATCAATTATATTTTGACCAAATATTTCTTTTTCTTCTTTAGTTAAATCAGCATATCTAGAAGCGTCTGGATTTATGAGATCTACGTTTCCTATAATAAATCGTTTGTCTACTCCAGACATATCAACGTTAAAATTATCAGCTGTTAATTTATCACCAACATTAGGAACAGTAAGATTTAATTTACCAATTACATCTTTATGAAAAGGTAAGTTTTTGACAGATTCTCCTCCTCTTTCAACAACACTATTATAATAACTGTCTAATTCTTTTGAAAGTTTATTCAATTCTTTAAAACTATTTTTAGTAATTTTTTTTCCAAAATATTTATCTACTTCTTTTAATATTTGTTCTACTTTTCCAGAAGTTCTCATTAAAGTGTCATAATTAATTTCTTTACCCTGCCATGTTTGATTTTGTATATTAAAAATTTTTTTAGATAATTCTTTGTTATTCAACATTTTAATTTTTTCAGTTAATGCAACTGGCACAGGGTTGTGTCCAAACTCTGCAACAGAATTTGGTAGATAAAGATCATCGTTAAGTAATGTTCTAGTAAAAGATTTATTAATTTGTGATTGTAAATTCATATAATCATTACCTTCAACTTTAGCTCTTAACTTATAATTATCTGTGCTTTTCTTTCTTAAATTTCCACTATAACTTCTAGATTCGTAGTTTAGCATTTTATTTTTAGAATAATCTTTTAAAGCATTTATAGTTTCTTTAGCTGTAAACCCAACTTTGCCACCAGGTATATCTTTATATTTTAAGCCTTGATCTAATAATAACTCCATTAAAAAATTATCTTTTCTAACTTGCACTTTATCGGAAGTACTCGCAGCTCTTTTTAATCCTATGATATCTGCTAATTCTTTTTTGTTATAAACTTTGTTTAAGTCTAAACCTTTTAATTCTTTAATTCTGTTGTCTAATAAACCTGGGTTTGTTCTTAAAGTAGCTGTTAAAGTATTTAAGTCTACAGGAACTTTAGACTGTGCAATATTAGATTCTAGACCTAAGCCTGCTGTATCAAATTTAAAACCTTTTCTATTGGCAGCATTTACTATTTGTGTGTAGACATTATTTAATTGTTTATTATCTGATGTATCTGTTAAATCAGCTATAGCTCTTTTTAAATTACCGCCGTGTTTTTCTTTAGAATATTTATTTATATTTTCAAAAAAACCTTCTTTACCATATTCTCTATTTTTTACAGTTTCTTTTAAAAGTTCTAAACCTAACTCTGTAAAGTCAGGTCCTTCAGGTGGCTCACTACCTGTTGGCATTTTATCACTAGACGGAATAATATTTTTTTTATCATCACCTTTGTCTTTATTAAAAAATATATCACCAAGTCTTGTACCAAGTGCAGTTCCTCCAAGAACCTCTGCACCTTTACGAACTATAGGACCAACAAATGGTCTTGCTACGTTTATGGCTGCGGGTGCATAAGCTAACGCACCAAACGCTAAATTTTGTCTAACATCATCATTTAACTGAAACTTATTACCAAGACTCTTGTCCTCGTCATCAATCAACGTGTTGTTTATCGGATCAAATACGTAAGCCAACGATGCCTCCTTCTGCGTTTAAATCTTTAAATGGTAAGATTTTAGAATCAAATTTAGGTTTAGTTCTAGCATACTCTCTAAAACTGTCTGGGTCTAGTGTCTGAAATGCCTGTTCAAGAGCCTTTATGTTTTCACCATGATACACGATTCTATCCATTCTTATTTTTGGCTCATCTATAAACATATAATTTCGACTTGCCTTATCTGTTGGATTTTTATAAGCGGTAAAAGCTGTTAACTCATCAGATAAGTTTTGTTGTATTTCTGTAGGTGTTAAATATTCTAAAGCACTCTTTGGTCCGTCCTTTTGTATGGGTTGAATATTGTTTCTTTCAAGCCATTGAAAGATATCTTCATTGTCTGGATCAAAGTTATCTAACTTTTCAAATACATCATCACCAAAGTGTTTTCTCCAGATACGAACAGGGTCCGGTGCAAAATACATACCACCACCATGATGATGTTTTCCTTTGACCAGATTGTCATAAATCTTATCGTCTAACTTAATAATGCCTTTATCATGAAGCTTGGACAAAAAGAAACCACCATAACCTCTATATAAACTTGAACCAGGTCTATCGTATCCCGGACCATCGTACAATTTTTTCAATCTTAATTCTTGTTCGTCTGTAATTTTTTTTGGTTTAAATCCTTCTTCAAGTTCTTTTGATAGTTTTTTTATTTTTTCATTTTGTTTTAAAAGTTTATCAAGTGCACCTTTTAATGATAATTCATCAATCGGTGCCTCATCTATCTGACCTGCATAAATCTCTTCTGGTTTTTTGCCCTCGCTAATAATACCTTTTTCTAATTTATTTTTTTCATCCGTCACTCTTCTAAACACACCAAGGTTGTAAATAATATTATCTTTTTGAGTTGGTGTTAATCTTATGTCTGGATTATTTTTTAAAAATTCTACGGTCTTGTTAAATTCACCTGTAAGGTCTTGCTCGTATTCAAAAATATATCTATATCTTTTATCTCTACCAACATTTTGCACAGAAAATGGTTTAAATCTACTAGCGTCTGTTAATCTTGAATTAACAATCATGAGATTGCCACGTTGTTCTTTTGTTAGCACTTTACCTAAAAACTCTATACCTTCTTGACTACTAGCAATACCACTTTTTGGTTTGGGTTTTGCTGCTAATAATTGTTGTAATAATTTTATTATATCATCCATTAATAATACACTCTCTTAGGTTTTGCCGTGATTTCATCAACATAGTCCTCTGGGTGTTGTAAGAAACCACCTTGTCTAAATCGCATGAGAGCTTGTGTGGTCGAGTCGACAAGGTCATCATGATCGCCATAGGGAAACGCTGCACATTCCTCAATGACTTCATCCGCAAACTTTTGTTCCGGAGCCCATATCATACCAGATTCAAACAGAGGTGCAACAGAATTGACACGGGCATGCTTGTCGTTGCCTTTGCTAGGTGTAAAGTTGGTAACCGGTATATTCATCTTTCTTAACTCATATGTTAGTGGCAGACCACTAGCTTTACTCTCTACAATAACTGTTTCAGGTTTCCAATACTCGTATTGTTCAAGAGCCAAGCGCCTTAGTTCAGGAAACTCGTACCTGCCTTTTACGGCATCAACTAATATAAGATTAGCCCCTGAGTCCTCATTAGGATAAAACACACCCCATGTTGTGATTGCACTGTAATCAGCTGTCTCCTTTTTTAAAAATGCGGTATCATAAGATTGTATTACATGATGTAGTTTTGGTATTTCTTCGCCCTCGTATGTTCTCCACCACTCACGTTTTAATATTGCTCCTTCTTCTGCTGTCGGGTTCTGCATCCA